ATGACACTTTACGACCTCCAACACAGACGCCTCAGCCTTAGCCAGTGGGTATCCGCCTACTGCTACGATGCAGCCTGGAGGAACATCGAGGTTGAGCACTACGCCTACCTGCGCGACCGCGCCAACGCGCTGCTGCTGTTCAGCGAGATCACACACGAGATCCGCAACTTCCTTGTCACCGAGGCGTTCAACAAGTACCAGGCCTACATCCACATCAATGCCGAGGCCGAGCTGACGTGGACGCTGCACTATCAGTATGACGTGCTGGAAGGCGACAGCCTCGTGGGCAAGATCGGCGAAGGCGGACACCTCTACTCGCTCGATCACAAGCTGCTCGGCTGCGTCAGCGATACGCCCGGTGTCGTGCCGCGAATCATCAAATACGTCGACTATGCTCCAGTCGTCGTCGGCACCCTCGACGGCCTGCAGATCCACCGGCCGACAGGGGAACCATGGCGCATGAACCTACGCCGAAACCTCAACGTGCAGCTTTGGAGGCTGTGATGCAAACAGACCTAGTAATTCATGACGCCTTTCGCGCAGCCCTAAATAGGCCAAACCAATCTGACAGCACACTCATCGAACACTTCAAGATAATCGTGCGCAGGTCTCCACCAAGCGCAGATCGGTCCATGCTGGAGGAATACATCGAGAAGTATGAAAGTGGCGACAAGACCACGCCCTCTGCAGCACGGGTTTGGATGCTCATGACGCTATAACCCGCTACTTACAAGCATCAATAGCAGCCTCTAATCGCACCTCATACGCCTTCCGCTGCAGACGCTCTGCGCGCAGCGCACGCATCTGCTCTGCAATCGAGGCGCCGATGGGCAGCACGTCGACGGCGAACACCGGCCGCTGTACGCGCTCAGTGCGGCACGGGATCTGCACCGGCACCTCGACGCGCACCAGCTGCGGCTCGGGCGGCTCAGCCACCTGGCCCGCGCAACCAGCCAGCACCAGGCAAAGGCCAATAGTCAGCCGCTTCATTGCGCACGCTCCCGCCGTAGCTCATCGTCGAATGCCTGGCTTGCAGCAGTGCAGGCATCGACGCCGGCCGGCGTGCGTTCCTGCAGCACCTGTTGCGCCTGTTGGTCGGCCTGTTGCGCCCTGCCCTCGACCTGCAGCTGCATATCGCGCGCACGATTGGCGCGCTCCAGCTCGGCCGCACGCAAGCCAGCCAGCGCGCCGTTCTGCTCGATCACCTGGCCGAGCAAGCTGGTGCGCGTAGTGCGGCAGGCGCCGAGCTTATCGGCATCATCGAGCCGGGCCGTGCGCTCTGCCTCCAGCTCGGCCTGCAGGAAGCTGACGCGGATCTGCTGACCCACAGCCAGAATCAGCCCGAGCAGCAGCGCCCAGCCCCAGGCCGGGACCAGCTTTACCCAGGCCATCATGCGAGCACCCCACCGGCCGCCAGGTAATGAGCGATCAGGCTTTCGAGCTTGTGCTCGTGCTGCCCGTACCCTGCACCCGGCAGGCTTGCCCATATGTTGCGGCACTTCTCGATGGCCTCGGGAATGCGCCCGGCCTGAATGTCCGGCAGCGCACGCCGCTCGCGGATCTGCTGCAGGGCGATCAGGTCCTGGCTCAGCGGGCTGAAGTCACGCAAACCTAACTTTTGCTTGTACGCGTCGTAGTAACGTGACAACAGCTGGTAGCGCCCGGCCGCTGTGGACTTAATGCCAAGCCTCGGCAGCGGCACCAGCTTGCGCGGATGATCGGCGTAGCCTTCAAACAGCGCCCCGCCAACGATCACGTCATAGCCCTGATCTCGCGTGCGTTGTCGCGGGTGATCAGTGCCCTCGCTCCAGGCGAGCATGTCGAGGAAGGCGAGCACGTTGACGCCGCCCGCCTGGGCAGCAGAAATTCGAGCCATACATTATCTCCAGGCACAAAAAAGCCCGCGCATGGCGGGCTTGGGTTATGAGGTGCTTCAGTTCAGTTTGGCGGCGCTTCGCACACCGAGCCGATCATCTCAGCAGCGGCGTCGAAACCTTCGTGGTAGCCGAGGTAGGAGCCGATCATCAGGCATAGGCCACCAATGGCGAACAGTTCGAGTACAACGCGGGGGCGGATACGCAGATTGAAGCGTGGTGTAGGCATGTGAATCTCCTTTTCAGTGGTACGTCCATTAACGCTTTCAGCCTAGACCAGCCCCCTCAAACATCCACATCAAAGTGCGGCAGATCCGGCGCACTGCCCGTGATCACGCCATCCGCAATGTAGGCCTTGCTATTCACCGGCACGTCGACACCGCGCACGGTGACGCGGGTGCCGGTGCGCAGCTCCACCTCACTCAAGCCGGCCGTGGTGTTGATGCTGCGCACGATGGCTACCGTGCGTACGCCGCCAGGTAGCAGGCCGATGAAGCGTTTCCAGGGATTGATTGTTGCCATCAGTGGTGCCGCTCCAGTCTGATCTGCTGCGATACGCGCACGGCGCCAGTGCCCTCGGCGCTGATGTCAACGCCGAGGCACAGGCCTACCCACGCGCCGGTTTCCTCGGGCACGCGGTACAGGTTCGCCGGGAGGATCAGCCCCACGCCGTGGTCATCGGTGAACGGGAACAGCGGGATAGTCACGCTGACAATCTCGATGTTCCCGCCCTTGCTCAGCTCGTGCGTGCCGCGCGCTTGGTTGGCCGGCTGGTCGGTCAGCCAGTCGTCGAACACGTCGGGCGTTGGGTTGTCACCAGCCGTGCCGGCACGGCGCACGAGCATCGAGCAGCCGACCGAGGTGCCGCTGGTGTAGCAGGCATTCCAAGCCGGTTGCGGGGTCCACTCCCCGCCCAGGTCCGTCATCATCGCGGGCGGAATCACCCGCGTGATCGGCGCGTCGACGTCATTCCACTGCCAGGGCGGCAGCGGGTAGCGCGGCACGATGTCCAGATGATCGCTATCACGGGCAGGCAGCACCACGCCGCCAATCGTCTCGGCCAGGCGCGCGATCACCTGCATCGCCGTCTGGCTCTGATAGCTCAGCGCGCCGGCCGGAAAGGTCCAGTCCGTTGCCGTCCAGCTCAGCGTAAAGCCAGTGTTCAGCAGCTCGGCCTCGGCCGCCTGCGCGGCGTTGATCTGCGCGGCATTCAACCCGCTGCGCAACGGCGCGTAGGGCGCGGCCAGCAACTGGCCACGGGTCGCCCCGGTGATCGTGTAGGCCTCGGCCGGGAACTGGCGTTTGCGGCTGTAGCGCTGAATCAGCACCACCCACTTCCAGCCGTTCACATCCAGCTCCAGCTCGCCAGCGCCCTCGGCATCGGGCTGCACCAGCTCCAGCGCGGCACGGGTGAAGATGTCGGCGCTAAACGTCCAGCTGAAGCTGTCGGCGTCGAGCCCGATCTTGATGTTCTTCGCCTCGATAGGCGTGCGGCTCGGCAGCGCAACCAGGTTGACGGTGTTCGCGATCATGTAGGTATCCAGAATGGTCGGATCGGGCGGCGGCTCCGGCAGCGGCTTGACCGGTCCGGGGTAGTCCACATAGGGCAGATCGGTCAGCACGCCATCGACCTGGCGGGCCTTGCCCCAGGGCAGCGTGCGACCCAGGTTCAGCCGGCGCGCCGACTGCCAGCGCACGCGGGCGCGGCGCATGTCGGTCGGTTGAATCGCTGGCGTCGCCGGCACATAGCGGAAGTCGAAGAAGACCTCGGGCGACGTGCTGGGGAAGTACGGCCGGCCGCCGAACTCGAACACCAGCCAGTTAGGGCCGGGCACGTAGAGGCTGTCCTGCAGAGCCGTTTCGGCATTGAAGCGCGGGCCGTACTCATTGACCCGGCGATGCCCCGCCGCCACCGTCACATCCTTGCGCGCTGGCTTGGGGTTGTAGATCAGCCGCAGGCGCAGGTCACGCGGCTGTATCGTGCGATCCCAGCCGCTGGCCACCGCCAAGTCTTTCGCCGGCACCCAGCCCCAAGGCTGCGCGCTGGCTTGCGCATCGAGCCGGCCAGCTACACCCCAGCGCGCGGCGCGCTGCAGATCCCGCGTTGGCACCCGCGCCCAGGGCACGGCTGTTGCGCGGCGATCCGCAACGCCAGCGATACGCCAGCGCGCAGCGGCGCGCCGGTCGACCTGGCGCAGGGCGTCCCACGGAATTGCAGACGCAGCGCGGTCGGCCGAGGCCGCACGGCCCCAGCCTCCACTAATTGAAACGCTGATCATCAGACTACCTCGACCGGCCCCGGCCCCAGTGCAATCGGCTGAAAGTATCTGCGAGCCACGGCACGTGCAGTGCCAAGGGGCTGCGATGGGTTCTCCCCAATCGCTGCCCACCAGGCGGGCTCAACGGACGGCAGTTGGCCTGCCTCGGTGATCTCATACACCCAGCCGGTGTACTGCATTGGGCGGATGCGCTGGCCTACCTGCACGGCCAGGTCACCGACGAACTGCACGCCGTAGTCATCGACCGCAAGCGCATAGACATCGCCCCCAACCACCCGCAGATCGATCTCGCCGGAGCCACCGGGCGTAGGCCCGTAGCCAGCTACGCGCCATTCCCCATCAGCCGGCCGCTCCAGCAGCACCACCTCACGGCTCGCCGGCAAACGCTCGACACGCACACGCGCATCGACCTGAGCCGGTTCGCCGGCCTGGCCACCTTCGCCGCTTGTGATGTTGAAAGTAATCGTCCCGGACTGAGCAAAGCTCATATATGTAGCCCGCGTCATCTTCGGGGGAGACGCATCCAGCCCGCACACGAGCCACTGATCTTGCTCAAGCAACGTAGCAAGGTCTACGGCAGAAACATCCGTAAACTCCTGATCTGCTGTGAAGACCAGCTCTAATTTGCCCATCGAATCCCAATCACGATAAATTCGTATGTACTTACCGGATTGAGTCACCACCCCATCCCTCAACACCCTGAACCGCAAACTAATCTTAGGCGGGGCGATGTACGTGGAAACTGCCGCGTTATAAGCATAAGCCGCAATAGCCATCACCAAAACTCGGGGTTATTGGTTAAAAGAAAGAATGGACCAGTCACTCCATCCCTTGGAGCGACCAGGTAAACATACCCATCATCCAAAGGGATCTGCGAATTAATCGTTCTAATTCTTACAGCCCCAACATGCCCCAAGCGCTGAGCTCCTATACTCACAGCACTTGCCATCGCGCCAGGGTCAACGCACAACCCACGGAAATGACCAGATGCACCACCAGAGGTCCAAGCAAGTGGCGCTAGGTAAGCCTTAGGCAGGGGCGTAGCATCTAGACCATTGACCCCGTAGCCATCGAACAGCGGCGCCGTATCTACGGCAATGCTCCCCGTATCGACTAAGAGCCCCGTAGCAGGATGGCGAAGAGACGTAAACCCGGCGCTAGAAAATCCGTAAGTCGCGGTTGTGCTGGTTGAGCCGGTAGTTTCTCGCCCACCACACACAATGAAGTTTCCAGCAGTATCTTCACCGACATAGAGCGTTCCGAGGCTTCCGTAGTCCGTCAATGAAGTTCCAATCAACTCGACATTAGAGAACGAGAAGCTGCCACCCAACCCCATAACAAACGTTGATTCGTCGGCTACTAGCGTCCAACAACAGTACAGATCACTTCTGACAAATGAATGCAGAGTTTGTTTGTGCGGGATATTATTTCCCGCGCTCTTTCCAGTTTTCAGGCCATCGCCCGTCATTACATTTCCAGACATGCCCGTGTATGTCGCAGAAACATGAATAGTCATCAATGCCGGCGCGGCTGGCGATGTTGAAAAACAGACGTAGCCACTTGCTGAGCCGTTACGCAGCACCAAGAAGTATTCGCCCTCATTAACCAGCAGCCAGCCGGCGGCCGGTATCCCGCCATAGCCATTGACAAGGCACGCCTTGAGCACCGCCTTAAACGCAGCGAACTGGGCGATTGTTACGGCGGAGGTATACGTCAGCGCCGGCGCACCGGCTTGATCACGGTGATAAACCCTGGCCATCAGTCTGCATCCCCCCTTACCTGCAACTCGAACTTGTCATCGTCCACCGTGCCCTGCCCGCTGATGACGGTGCGGATGCACCACATCGGGCCAAGCGCCGAGTCCGTGTTGAAGCGCACCGCATTGCCAGCCGCCCAGCCGGAGCCCCAGCCCTCGCGACGGATCGTGAAGTAGGGTTGCCCGGTCAGCGCGTTGATCGGCGCGCAATCCGTGCTGGTGTTGCCGGTGGCGATCACGCCAAGGCGTTCCTCAACCACGTTGAAAGCCGTGCCGCTGGTGAACACCAGCGCCCACTTGCCCGCGATGCCGCCCGCGTTGGTGATGATCGGCGGGTAGCTCAACTGGTTGTATTGCGCCGTGGTGGTGTTGCCGATAGGCGCATCGGTCCAGTTCGGCGCGCCCTGGCTCCACGTCTGCTGCGTGAACCACGTGTGAATCCGCGACTGCAAATCACCCCACGCCACCGCGCTCGACACCAGGGCCTCGCCGGCTGGCAGATCCCACGGCAGCGGCGCGCTAAACCCCAGCTGGCCGGTGATCTGCACCTCGGTGCACATGGTCATGTGCTCTACGCGGTCCCGCACGATCAGCGGCAGCCCGAGTGGGTTGCCCTCCTCGTCCTGCAGCACCAGCGGGTTCGCCCAAGTCACCGTGCCCAGCTCGCGATCAGCCGTGAACGAGTCAGCGCGCAGCACCGTGCCGGCACCGTCCACCACCTCGATCTCGGCCTGCTGCGCGCGGTCGAGTTGCAGCGTGCCGCCAGCAGTCGGCGATGCCACCACCGTTTCGGCGGTGTGGTGGACCACCAACACGTCACCATCGCGGTACACCGGCACGCGGCCATCGGCCGGCAGGCGCACCGGGTCAAGACCCAGCAGGCCGGCATCCAGCGGCAGGCGCGTTTGCACCACTGCGTTGTAGCGCAGCAGCAGCGGGATGACCGCGATGTCGCTCGCCCCGGTGTCATCGTCCGGGTCGGTCGTGAACGTCAGCCGCGTGATACCTGTCGTTGCGTCGACGGTGCCACGCACAATGCCGGTATTGAACTCGCCGTTGAGGTTGCTCGCGGCGGTCACCACCTCGGCGGTATCCGCCCGCACCGCCGTCACCTGCATGCTGCCCGCACGCAGCGGAGCACCTGGGGTGCGGAATGTTGCAGCGGTCACGCTGAAGCCAACGGCCGCAGTCAGGCACGCCAGCACGCTCACCGCGCCCGAGGCGTTGCCACCGTAGCTGCTGAGCGTCGCGGTACGGTCGGCATAGTTCACCGTGCCCACCGCTACGCCACCGTTGGTGTTGCTCGCCACGTCGCGGTACAGGATGCCGGAGCGGTCGCAGTACAGCCCGCCGTTCCAGCTGAACAGCAGCGAGCCGGGCACGATGGGCTCGGCCACACCTGGCAGCAGCTCGACAGTGATACCGGGCTGAGCCTGGCTGGCGGTTTGCGGGTCCGTGCTCACGCTGTCGGCCTGGGCCGTGTGCTCGACGGTGCCGCCGAACGCCTCGCGCAACTGCACGTTAGTGGTCACCAGCACCGGCTCGGTCAGCTTCGGCTGTACGCCGGTGCCCTTCGAGCGGTTGCTGTAGGTGTACTCCACATAGTCGTACAGGGCTGCAACCTGCAACGTGACCTGCCCGGTGGTGTAGTTGATGCTGCCAGAACGCCCGCCCTGCCAGCCGCCGTTGCCGTTATCGTTGGCGACGTTGGCGATATCACGGTAGCCGTCGTAGATCGGCAGCACGTTGCCGGCCTCGATCACGCCCCAGTTGACCGCCGGGGCGGCCTGGCGGCGCGTGGTCATCCAGTTGACGCGCACAGAGCCCGGCTTGAGCGGCGCACCGGGAATGGTAAACGTCGCCATGCCGCTGCCATCGCTGCTCACGCTGAGCGCACCGCTGTTGACAGAGCCACGCTCCCAGGCGTACGCAATGCCGCCGCTCGGCGTGGCACTCAGCACCATCACCACTTCGCCCGAGGCGTAAGCGATGGTGCCGGTGCCCCCGGTACCGCTTAGCACGCCCTGGCCGTTGTCGGTGAGCGTGCGCACGGTGCCTGCAGTGAAGGTGGCCGAGAAGGAACCAGGCAGCACCCCGCCCTCTGGCAAGGTGTAGCGCACTTCAAGCTTGGGCACGACGCTGCCTCCCGAGCGCTCGGTGATCGCGTTGTCGGCCGAGCTGACGTAGCTGTACACCAGCGAGCTGCCGACATCCGGTAGCGCGTTGAGGGTCAGCGATACCGAGCCAGTACCAAATGCGATGGTGCCAGCGCCTTCGCCAGTCAGCAGGCCGTCGCCCTGGTCACGCAGTTCGTACCACTTGCCCAGCGCCATGAAGCTGACGCTGAGCGTGCCAGCGCGCGGCACGGCGCCGGAAAGGTTCAGCGTGTAGACATAGCCGCGATTGCCGAGCGTGATCTCAAGCTCACCGGTGATGGTGTCGCCGGTTGCCACTGCACCCGGGCGGTACGCGCCGCTAGCCGAGCCAGTGAAGCTGGTGCCCGTGCGAACCAGAGTGATCTCGCCGGTCTGGTAGTCCACACGGCCGGAGCTGAGCCAGTTACTGCCGCTCACGTAGCGCAGCCCACCCTTGCTGTCGTCGGCGTAAGTGCCGCTGTTGACGGTGATGGTCAGCGTACCCGGCGCACAGCCAGTGCCGAGGAAGGTGCGGGACTCGCCGGCCACAGCGCCGGCAGCAACGGTCAGCGTGACAGCGCGCGACGGCCCGGCCGGCACGTAGATCTGCCGCTGGTAGCCGCCCAGCACGTCGACCAGGGCGCTCTCTTTGGTGGTGCTCGGCACCAGCTGGCTGTAGACCGATTCGACTTTCAAGTTGAGCGCGCCTGCTGCAACGGCCTCGGCAAGCGGGCTGATGCTGTAATAGCGCGCCGCGTCCGCCACCTGGGTGGACAGCACGCGGGCCTTGGCGGCGCCGCTCAACGCCGTGCCCGAGGTGCCGGCAGGTGTGACCTGGCCGCCTGGGAACTCATTCAGCAGCGGCGCGCTGATCTGCAGATCCAGTCGGCGCCGGGTGAAGTTCACAAAATTGCCGCTGCCATAGTCGAAGGTGAACTGCTCCAGGCTGCCATCAACACCGGTCAGGCGCACGTATTGCGAGGCGCTGGCGGTCACAAGCTGGAACACCTCGCCGATCTCCGGCACGCGCTGCTCCTCGCGCTGCACGCAGGCGATGGCGCGCTGGCCGGCCAGTTGGGTGCCCAGCAGCTCGAACTGCGCGGTGGTCGCGGCCGCCACGTAGCTCTCGATGGCGTTCTGCGCATCGCGGCGTTCGTCGATCTGACTGCCGGTGTTGAACAGCAGCACGCTCACGCGCGGGTCAGCCGGCGACTTGGTGACGATGGCGTGCGCGCCCAGGTAGGCATCGGCGTTCTGCGTCATCGGCCCGCCGAACAGCTTGCGCAGGTTGATCCGGCCGGTGGTGCGGTCGAGCCGGCTGATGTCGGGGAACACGTTGTTCACCTCACCGTCCACAACGGCATTGCCGGTGGCGCGGCCGCCGCCGTCGTTCTCGTCGGTCAGGCGCTGGCTCTTGAGCAGCTTCACATCGGTGACGTTGATCGTCATGCCATGAATCTCCAGGGCAACAAAAAGCCCGCACGGGGCGGGCTGTCAGGGTTCGGGGTCGGGTTCCGGCTCAGGGTCTGGCGGTGGCGCTACGGTGATCAGGCGCAGGGTGAGCTGGTGCAGCCAGTCATCATCGGGCGCGACGGTGCGGTGCACGGGCGTGGCTTGCACCACAGCCCCCGCAACGCGGTTCCACGTCACGTAGTGCTGTTCACCGGTCGGCAGCGTGAGCAGATGCACAGCACCGCGCACACTGGCCATCGTCTGCAGGGCGCGAACCTTGGCCAGAGTGAACCAGGCGCCGCCGTTGCTGCTGAGCGTGATCGGGCGCCCGTACAGCTTGACGCCCTCCTGCACGATCAGCGCACCGGTCAGAGAGCGGTCCTGCTCCTGCTCGATGCTGTTCCAATCGAACTCGTCCACCCATTCCATCTGCTCGCCGCCCAGGGCGGGGTTGTCGGCCAGGTCGAGGTCATCCAGGGTCAATTGCATTACAGGCTCCTCAAGCCGGCTTGTTCGAGAATGCTCAGCAGGTTGGTTTCGGCAGCGTCACCGCTCACCGACACATCAACAGCAGGACGGCCCGGAATCTCCAGGCGGATCACCTTGCTCGGCGTCTGCTCAGGCTGCTGAGCTGCCGGCTGGGTGGCCTGCTGCGCTTCCATGCGTTTCTTCTGTTCCTCTGCCTGCCTGGCCTGCGCGCTCTCGGCCTCGATCTGCCGCAGCAAACCCAGGGCACGGTTGGCGTTGGCCACCGCCTGGGCGTCACCGCCTGCCTGCGCCTCGGCTACCTGGGCCTGCAGCTCGCGCTGGCGAGCTGCGAACCGGCGACGCTCAATGTCGTCTTGCCGGCCCTGTAGCCCGTCCAGCTCGTCCTGCAGGCTCTCCAGCGTGCTACGGGTGGATTGCCCCATCTGCTGCATACGCTGATTCGCGGCCTCGATAGCCGACTCCAAGCCGCTCAGGTCTGAGCCATCCAGCAGGCTTAGCGCCTGCTTCATGCTGTTGGCCCGGCGAACGAACTGCTGAGCCGTGATCGAGCCTCGCTCATAGCTCTGCATCAGGCTCTGCAGGCTGGACTTCTGCGACAGAAACGCCTGCTGCGTCTGCAGGCTGGCCTGCTGGGTTTCAGCCATCCAGCGCGCCAGGCTGCTCTGCATCGGCATCGCCAGCGTCGCGCGCACGTCACCCAGCGCTTTGGATACCGACTCAAGGCTGGTGCGCGTTGCCTCCAGACTGCTGGTGTCGATGCTGGGCGCCGCCGTGGTGAGGCCGCGCATCTGGTCGTACAGCTCCAGCGCGGCACGGCTCAGCGCCGCCACCGGCTCGCGCGCACGGCTCATGACGCCACTAAAGAAGCCCTCCATGGCGCCCATATCGCGCTGCGCGTCGCTGGATTCCTTGCGGCGCCGCTGCATCGCTTCATCGCCGGCCTTGCGCTCGGCTTCCATCCGCTTGCCGCTCTCGCGGCGTAGCTGCTCGCTGGTGACGATGGCCTCTTTGTCCGAGGCGTTCTTATCGTCCTGGGCTTTCTTGCCCTGCTCGACTGCGCCTTTGAGTTCCTTTTGGCGGGCGTTGAGCTTGGTCAGCTCGGCGTTGTACTCGCTGGCAGTGATCGTGCCCACGTCGTACATGCCGCGCAGCGCAGTGCGAATGGCCGTGATATCGCGGTCGGTTTTTGCGTCGCTGATCGCCCGCTGCACGTCGGCCAGGGAGTTGAGGCTTTCGGCCGCAATACCAACGTCACCGGCCATGCTCTTGGCTGCGCCACCCAGGGCGGCCAGGCGAGCGCTCAAAACCCCCGTCGCCTGCGCGTATTCCTGCTGGCTTAGCTTGCCGTCCTGAAACGCCCGCAACAGCGCGCCGCGCAAACCCTCCAGCTGCGCCTGCGACCGCGACGTATCGATCAGATCCAGGGCATTGCCGAGATCTGCGATGGCGGCCGTCCCAGCTACAGCAGCCGCGATAGCCTCATCGCGCACCTTGTGCTGGTTGGCGATCAACTGATCAGCATGGGCCTGATCCAGCATGCGCTGCTGGTCTAGCTCGCTTTTGATTGCCGCCGTAGTTTCCTTCGCACCGGCCTGGGCTTCTTTCGCGGCCTCGCTACCGATGCCAGCAATCGAATCCTTGAGGCTATCGAAATCCTCTTTTGCCCCGTCGATGGACGCACGCAAGCCGGTGCGCACTTCGGCGGCCATTTCATCGACTTTCGCCTTCCACTTGGCACCGCCCAACGCATCAGGCAAGGCATCCGCCAACAGGCTCACCGTCTCGAGAATGCCGAGCTTGAATGCCCCCCAAAACGTCTCAGCGGTGTTACCAGCCAAGGAAAGCGCATTCAGAAAACCACTGGTCTTGTCGACCAGCTTATCGAATGACTCGACAGCACTGTCGATGCCACTGCCAAAGCTGTTCAGCCAGCGCGTGCTGTCATCAATCAACGTGTTGAAATCGATGTCCAGCAAGCGCTTGGCGAACGCCTCGATCTTCTCGACGCCCTGCACAAAGGCATCGCTGATAGCCTGGGCCAGGCGATCAAGGCGACCGTCATTGGCCAGCTCGTCCAGATAGTCAGCCACACCACGCAGGCGGCCCTGCAGGTACTCGAATACGCCGGCATTGCTGACGCGGCTGGCGAAGTCGCCGAAGCGATCAGAGATGCCCTTGAGCAGGCCCTGAAAGGTGTTCATGCGCGCTGCAGCTGCTGCACCGCCATAAGCCTCGGTCAGCATGTCCATGATGATGGACTGCGCCTCAGCCATCCGGCCGGTTGCCTCCAGCTGCTTGAGCAGTCGCTGCTGGCCAGCCTCCAGGGTGAAGCCCTGCCGACTAAGCGCGGCCATGGCCTTCGACGGAGACTGCAGCGCACGGCCCACGATCTCGGCCGACTGTTCAGCGCTGATGCCAAGGCGCTCCTGCTGATCAATGATGATCTGCAGGGCGCGCGGGAACTCTTTAGCGGCAACGTCTGTGTACGACAGCAACCGAGCCTGAGCCGACTGCACCTGCTCGGCGGTGAGCATCGCGCTGGCTTCCATGGCATCGGCCATGTCCAGCAGCTGCTGCGTCGTGAACTCGGCTTGCCGTCCGGTGGACGCCAGCGTGGCCTCCAGCTGGCCGAGGGCCTGCTGCTTGTCGGAGCCGTCCAAGGTTACAGCGCGGATACCCTGCGCAACCAGCGACAGCCCGCGCTGAACAAGCCCCACGGCAGCGTTCAGCGAAACATAAGCAGCGGCAAAGGCCACAACCTGGCGCACTCCACTGGCCATCGCGCCCTTGGCGGCCTCTACGCGGTCGGCATGTTCCTTCGTCGTGTCGGCGGCCTTCTTTTCCTCAACGCGCTTTTCGCGAATCGCGTCGCGGTTGGTGGCCAGCGCCCGCTTGCCGTCCTCCAGCTCATTGGTCAGCCGCTTCTCTTCGGCCACCACGTTGTCGGTATCCACCCCCAGTTTTTTCAGCTCGCTGGTGGTGTTCTTGATGGCCTGCTGGTTGCGCTTGTATGCGCGTTCGGCTTCCTCCAGCGTGCGCCGCGCCTCGCGCAGGGCGATACGCTGGCCAGCCGTGGCGGTGGCGTTGTCGCCAATCTCGCGCGTCAGGTCATCCAGCGTGGCACGGGCGTCGCGCTGGGCGCGCTCAAGCCCTTCGGTGGCCTGCTGGTTGTCGCGCAAGGTGCGAGCCAGGCCACGGGCGCGGCCCGCCTCTTCCATGCTCGCCTTGAGCCGGCGCCCCTCCTCGGTCAGTTCGCGCATCGACTCGGTGGCCGGCGCCACGTCGCCGCTCAGGAAGTTGCGGGCGCGCAGGGTGAGCTGGATCAGGCGATCACGAACGGACATCACTTTTCTCCAGGCATAAAAAAGCCCCGCAAGAGCGGGGCTGGGTAACCAATAAAAATTACTTGAACAAGGTCGAGAACCACACGCCCGCAACAGAGGCGACGGCAGCCAGGAAGAACATCAGGATCAACATCGCCGGGATCGCGGCCAGCGTCCACTTGACGATAAACACAACCATCGACCAGAACGGCATTTGCACGTCGACCACAACGACAGGCTGGGCGCCATTGAATTGCCTGGCCACCGTAGCGCTCTGGCTAACGGGGCGGGCAACGGGCGCAGCGGCCGGTGCCGGAGCTGGAGCCGACGCAGCAAGCTTGAGGCGTAGCGCCTTCTCATAGAACGCACCGCATTTAGGGCAACGCAGCGGGTCGCCAAAGTCAGCTTGCGGCGCTTCGAAATCACATGTTGGACATTGCATAGGGCTCCCTCCCACAGGGTTAGTGTGAGCAGGAATCTAACACAGACAAACAAGGCGCGAGCCCGGCAAGGTGCCGGGCTCGCTGCCATCAGGCCGCAGCCTTCATGCCCAGGCTGTAGAACTGCGAAATGCCCGGCTCGGTCACCAGCATGTCGGCCAGCAGCTCACCTGTGACCTGATAGGCCGCATAGGCGGTGCCACTGAGCTGGATCTGCTGCACCAGGCCAGGCTTGAAGCGGCGCAGACGGGCCGGGGTCGGCGCGCCACCTTGCGCGGCGTTGAGGCCGGCGAAGTAAACCTCCAGCTCGACTTGCGAGGTGGTCAGCATCTCCACAACGTCAGCCTCGAGCGTGGTGTAAGTTGCCTTGATCCCCGCGCTGGTGATGGTGGTGCCGCTGGTGAGCTGGATACCGTAGGGCGTGATCAGGTAGTCATCGCCGGCATCGTAGGTGGTCGCATCGTCCGGGCTGGTGATCACGAACGCCACCGAGACATCGGGCAGTTCGTTGAACGGGATCAGCTCACCCGGCAGCCCCTCGCACACATGCACCTCGGGCGTGGCGACGGCGCCGGCCGCCACGCCGCGAATGGTGCCACGGCCGACCATGGCCAGGTTGCGGGCGTTCACGTCGTACAGGGTGAAGCTGGCGGTCACGCCAGTCACGCGCGAGGTGGTGTTGCGGTTGCCCGCCCCGGTGATGTAGTTGGGCAGCGTCTGCTGATCCTCGGTGTGAGCAATCTGCAGTTCGCTGGTGTTGCCCCAGGGCAGCAGGCCCTTCTGGGATTGATAGGCGCGCGAAAAGATGTCGCCATAGCCGATAAGGCTGGCGTCTGGAACAGTGATCATGGGGTTTCCTCGATGTCAGGGGCGGCGCGGGTGGCCAGGTGAAGCGGGATTGACGGCGGGTTATTTCGGCTCGGCGGCCGGCTTGGCTTCAGCCTTGGGCTTTTCCGGTTCGGGTTTCGGCGCGAAGCCGCTGGCCTGGGCATGCGCGAGAGCAGCGCCGCTCAGTTCCTGGCCTTTCTGGTACAGCGTGACCTTGCCCCCCTCGCGGAAGGTGAAGGCATGGGTTGCTTTGGGTTTGGACATATCACCCTCCTAGGGCTGGTATTGCTCGACGAAAACAGCGTTGACCTGGGCCTGCACAATGGCGAGCGAATGCCCAGGCGCCGGGTAGTTGAATTGCACGTCACCGAGGGTGACGCTCTGCAGCATCCCGCGCAGCTCAGGCGGGGGCCGCTCACGCACAGCGCGGCCGATGCCCCATTCGATCTGGTCCAGCAGCGCATGCCGCTCGATGCCTGGGTGCAGGTCGAAGTTGATGACCACCTCCACCTGATAGCCACGCCCACGCATACCGGACAGAACGACCCCGGCCGGCGTGGTTGCATCGCTGGTCGACGCAGCAACCAGGGTGGCAAGCGGCAGCGGCTCGCCCTGCGGTAGATCCTCATAGAACTGGCCAACGTGCACACCGGACAAATCCAGCGGGTAGCCGTTGGCCGTGGCGAACTTGCGCAGCTGGGCGGCCAGGAAGTCAGTCACGCGGGTGGCGATCAGCTCCATCAGAACAGTTCCTTATCAAGGTCAAGGTTGAACTCCAGCGCCAGGCGCTCGGCGGCCTTCTCGCGTGTGCTGTCATCCACGGCGACGCGGAACAGCGCGGCGGCCGATGGGCCGTTGGCATCGCGCGGCACAACGTAGTCGTACCGGTATTCCTTGACGCCTGGGTTGCGCGTGGTCGGGCGCACGTTGCGCTCGCGCACACTGCGCGTGGCTAGCGGCAACTTGCGGGCGCTGGCGGGGTTGATGAAGCCGGCCGCGACCTTCTCACCGCGCCACCAGTCCACCAGCACCCGCGCGCGGATCTTGGAGCCGCTGAGCGCATCAGCCCGATGCCGATAGCAGCGAGCCGGAATGCCGGCCGACGACGGCACGATGCTCGCCTCGGGCCGGTTGGTGTTGGCCAGGTCGAGGCGAATGCGGTCATTGAAGATCACGCGCCGCACGCCGGTCGCCTTGGAGAACGGCTCCACCAGCAACACGCGCTTGACCCAGCGCGCCGCCCGGTTGGTCGAGTTGATCTCGATGCGGGCGAAGCGCTTCTCGTCGACGCCAAAGGCAGCGGCGCCGCCCTCGAATGGCGGCAGGCTCACGTCGATGCGATTCATACCTTCTTCACCCACATGCGCCGCACTACGCGGTCATCCTCGGTCTCGACCAGGCCAGCAACGCGCCAGGCCACGCCCTCGACCTCGAACACAGCACCAGGCTGCGGCCGGCCCACCTCGACCACCGCTGCCTCCAGCTCGGTCACGTACTCGACAGCCCCGGAGAACTGCCCCGGCCGGCTGACGCCATAGGCCAGGAAGACCCGACAAGGCAGCGCCGTGGCGCCTGGCGTTGCGGTGTAGGTGGCGGGCGTGCCCGCCAGTTCCTCGGCGGACACGACCAGCTCGGCGCCATTACCAACCGGACGCGGGCTGACCAAGTGAAACAGCCGCCCGCCGTGCTGCAGGTAGCGACCAGATCGGAAAATGTCGGAGAACCGCGCGCGGATCTCCACCAGGGAACTCTGACGTAACCCGGCAGGCGCCGGGGTGGCGCCCTCTTTGGTGCGGATGTCTACCCAGCGCTGCCCCAGCTCGACCACCTGCAGCTGGTCACCCAGCGCAAGCAGTGTGGCGCGGTTGCGCAATCGGCCTGCTCTCATGTCAGAACCTCGGTGGCACTTCGATCTCGGCCAGCAGCGTGTCTGTGTAGTGGCTGGGCAGCTCAGCCAGGATGGTGCCGACCACCAGCGTCTCGCGGAACTCGTGCGCGGTAGCCGCTGCCATCAGCAGCCACGTTTTCACGCCCGGATACGCGTCGAGATCCGCGCCGGCCTTGTAGCGGATCACCAGGCGGCCAGCCGGGCGCCCCTGCGGGAAGTGCAGGAAGCTCTCGCGCTGGCCTTGCTGGAGACGGTGCGCGGGCAGCGGCTGCAGGTCGGTGACGCTGCCGTCACCCTCCACACGGCCAATGCTCACGACCTCGGTCGCCTGGCCAACGTCGAGCGCGTGGCCCGAGCCGTAGGACTCGGGCCATTCCTCAACGTACTCAGCAGCCCGAATGGCCGCGCCGGTTTTGGCCTCGGCCTGAGTCGTGACGCCAGGAATGATGACCTGCTCGACGAGATCCGCCTGCAGGTCACCCGCCTCTACCCGACACTGCGCCGCTACCTCGTCCACGGTGATCGCTGCCGCCCCCGTGTACGCGATGCGGCGGGCCATTAGGGTTTCTTCTCGTCGTCGTCGCCCGGCTCTTCATCAGCGAGCGGGGTGTCCGGGTTTGGCGGGGTATCAACAGGGGCGCCAGGTTCCGGGGCGGCTTCGCCGCTACCTGCCTTGGCAGCGCCACCCTTGCCACTGCCTTTGCCGCCCCCCTTACCAGCGGGCGCAGGGGCTGCTGGCTTGTCAGGCGCCTTGCCAGCCTTGACCAACTCGGCCACCTTGCCCTTCACCAGATCACCGGCTGCAACCTCACCGAAGCATGCAACCTCGCCAGCCGAATAGCCGCGCCAGGACTTGGTGAACTTCACCGCTACTTTTTCATTGCTCATGTCATCACCTTACGAATGGGGAAACAGGGAATGCCCCGCCCAGAGGCAGGGCGGTGAATCACATGCCTGCACCCCAATCGCAGGCGGTGCCGACCACGATGGACTCCACGTGGCGCGGGCCGATGTCGTGCTTGGCGATCACGCGCACCAGGGTCTGGTCGCGCTGGAAGGAACTGACCACCTCGCCGCCAGCGTCCTTGTAGGTGGCTTCCTTGCTGAAATCGATTACCAGCTCCATGTCCTCACCGATCATCACGTCGGCGAAGTTGACGAAGTAGATTTCGGTTTCATCGCCATCGACGCCCAGGTTGACCGGGATCTGGTTGCTCAGGCCGTACTTGTAGCCCTTGAGTAGGCCTTGCTCGATCTCGGGGTAAGCCTTGTTACCGTTACCGTCGCGCAGGCTTTGCAGCCAGCGGATCAGGCGCGGATGCATCAGCCAGCCACAGGCCTGCATCTGCACGTTTTTGGCCTCCAGGCGCAGCATCAGGCCGCCCAGGTACAGGTCGATGGCCTGCAGGTTGATGCCGGATTGAGCCGGCGCCGGCACAAGGTTCGCAGGGATAGCCCAATAGCGCAGACCTTTCGGCAGCACGCCCGTGCCGTCAGCACGAATAAAGTGCAGATCTTCAGACAGGCCCATGCTGGTCGCGAGGTCGTTCGCTACCAGTTGGTCAACACGCGGGTTCACGCCCGACATACGCAGCAGGTCGTTGGAGATGGGCACCAAGGCGGCCATCTTCTTCGCCGACAGCTTGGTGTCACCGAAGGTCATGCCAGTCAGCGGGATATCGGTTTCAGTGCCGATATAACCCACCTGGGTATTGCCAGTGATGCGCGGCAAAGTCAGGTTGCCGTTGTTCAGCGGCAAGCTGATCACGCCCATCTTGCGGACAATCGACACCGGCCGCAGCGACTCGATGACCTCGCCAGACATGTTCACAGGCACCAGCACGCCACCTGCGCCGGCAGTGACGGTAGACAGCGCCATCTGCACATCAGAACCAAACTTGCCCTCTTTCGCGAGGTGAGCGGCATGCTGTTGGTTACCCTGCGCAGCAGCAAGCAGGCGAACCATCTGCGCCATACCAGCGCCCTTCACCTGCTCTTTGCCTTCGCCACCGTGAAGACCAGCAGCAGGCGGGCTCTGCGCGCCCTGAGCGCCCTCCTCGACCGGCACCGCAGCCAGGGCCGCCGACTTCTCGGCCGCCTCGGCGCGGGACAGCTTGGCGGACAGATCCGCGATCTGAGTTTCCAGGCTGGTGAACTCGGTCAGCTGCTCGGCGTTCAGGCTGCCGCCTTCGGCCTCGATTTTCGCCAGCGCCTGCAGCTTGGTGTTCAGCTCGGCGCGTTCGCTACGCAGTTGTAGAACTTTGGACATGGTGCCTCCTGGGCATGAAAAAGCCCGCGCTAGGCGGGCTTGGGTGACTGCCGCGAACGCGGTCAGAGTTGGGATTGAATGGCCGCAGCGCGGGCGCGTACCGAGATACCGCCAGCACCACGCCCCGCGCGGCTTTCCGCCACAGCACGTGCCAGGTGGTCTACAGCGTCCTGCGGCGTCTGGATGCGGTCAGCCAGGCCAGCGGCGATACCCTGCTGACCTTGGTACAACGCCGCCTCAGTGGCCTTGACCTGCTCGATGCTGAGCCCGCGATACCCGGCCACGGCACCGACAAACATCTGGTAGCTCTCCTGCACAAGGTCGTTGAGGAACTTCAGCGACTGATCGGTGAGCGGTTCATGGGGGCTCAGGTCGTTCTTGTGCGCCCCGGCATACACGGTGGTGACCTTGACCCCGGCCTTTTCCTCCATCGCCGAGCGGTCGAGGTGTTTGGCGATCACTCCGATGGAGCCGACGCCACTGGTCTGGCTCATCACCACTTCGCTACAGGCCGAGGCCAGCAGGTAGCCGCCGCTGTAGGCCATGAAGTTGACCAGGCCGGTGATGGGCTTCTGCTGGCTCATGGCGCGGATCTCGCTGGCCAGCTCGAAAGCACCAACGGCAGAGCCGCCAGGGCTGTCGATATCCAGCACGATGCGTTCGACCATGGGGTCAGCGACTGCCGTGCGCAGTTGGCGGCGCAGATCCTCGTAGCTGGTCATGACCTCGCAGGCGTCGAGGTGCGCACCACGGCTCACCAGAATGCCGCTCACCGGGATGACCTCGACGCCAGTACGGCCGATGGCCTGGCGGCGGCTTTCCTCCATGCGCTCCATGCGCGAGGTGTAGCCAGGTTCATCGGCGTCATTCCAGAGCTTGGCGTCACCGCCAGCGCCGGCACCGATGTTGATGATGTTCAGGTGCATGACCCGGTTTGCCCAGCTCACGCCGAGGTCGAGCATGTCGGGCGTCACCAGCAGCGGCTGATTGAACAGCAGGCTGGACGCTCTCAGGTGGCGTTTCATTGGCTCAAGATCCTCGTGATCTCGGCGTGCTGCAGCTCCAGCTGCGCGCGCACGTTGGGGTTGGTCAGGTCGGCGGTTTTGCTCACGTCCACCATGTTCAGCGGCTGCAGGTACAGGTCGCCGCCTGGAACGGGCGGCATGTTCTCCAGCCGGCGAATGTCGTTGACCGACAGCCAGCCCCATTGCCGGCCAATGGCGTAGGCCTCATAGCGGCTCTTTTGGTCGCCGCGCATGAGGCCGGACAGGTTGAACTCGATGAAGTACGTGCGCCGATCCTTCGGCAGCAGGAAGTCGCGCATCATTGCCTGCTCGTGGCGCTTGGCCCACGGCAGCAGGGCGAAAACCACGAACTGAATCAGCAGCTGCTCGATGGTGTTGTAGTTGGCTTTCTCCAGGTCATTCACCATCGGCAGCGGGATCTTGTAGATCCGCGCGATGTTGGTGCCGGTCAGCTTGAGCACGTTCACCACGTCGGCATCGACGTTGGTCATCGAGATGGGCTTGAAGGTCATGCCCTCCTGCAGCAGCGCAACCTTCTTCGCGTTGTCGATGCCGCTGTACTTCTGCCCCCACTGCTCAACGATCTTGTCGACGGTCGCCTGATCCTTGATCGCAGGCGCCTCACGCGGGCGCTCGATGACGCCGGATACAGTGGCACCGTTGGCGAACGACTTGCCGGTGTAGCGGGTGATCGCCTGGGCCATGCCCACCGTTTCGGCGTGCAGCTCGATGGGCGACAGGCCAACGTAATGGTTGGTGGATGTCCAACGCACGTGGTGAATCATCCGTGCCGGCACCGGGTCAGCGGTGCCAACACGGTAGTAGGGCAACAGGTCGGCGCCCTTGAGCACCTGCACCTTGTTGTTATCCAGCGGCCAGAGCGCCGTGACGTTGCCGTCCTCGCGCCGATCCACCCAGGTGAAGCTGTTGCCGCGTAGGCCGCAGGCCATCTGCTCGCACTCGGTCAGCTCGAACGGCGTTTGGAAGCCATTGGGCTGGTAGCGCAGCACGTCGTATAGCGGGTGGTTAATGGCCGGCTCGCGCTGGCCCTTGTCCTTGCGTTCGTAGACCTCCAGCGGCAGCTGTGCCAGCGTCTCGGCCAGCAGGGTGACGCAGTTGTGCAGGATGGGCACGCCCAACGCCGTCTCGGGCGTGACCGATACTCCGGCGCTGTTGCCACCGCCAGAGCCGATCAGGCCGCGCCAGTAGTCGACGAAGCTCTCCAGTGTGCCCTGCTGGCCGGTGCCGCGCAGGCTCGAAAAGAACATGCTCAGCCCCCTTTGGTTTTGATGGCAGCCGCCGCTCGGTCAGCAAGCAGCGACCAGGCCAGCAGGCCGACGCCGGCGACGATGAACGCCGCTGGCACGTTGAGTTGAGCCACGCCCGCAACCAGCAGGCCGAAGCCCAGCAGCCCGGCGAGCCAGGAAAGAATCTGTAGCAGCCGGCTCATATGCCCACGCCCTTGTCGTAGATGGATGTTCCGCCACCAGGCGGCGCCGAGCCGCTGACGCCGGTTGCAATGACCGAGGCGACGATGCCGTCGATCCGGCCATTCGACTTGGCCTTGTCGACCTTGCGATTGTTCGCCGGGTCGGAGGTGGTCACGGCGTTGGCCGCGCACATGGTCAACACCGGGTTGCCGTCGTGCCGCAACGTCTCCACCACCTCGAACTCGCTCAGGTCGATGTCGAGCGGGTTACCGTCCTCATCCAGCACCTGGGGCGGCATGCCCAGCAGCCGACGCTCGAACTCGTCCACGGCCGGCGACATGCTCTGGTAGCCCTGGCCGAATGGCTCCATCTCCGGCAGCTCGATGTCGTGCTCGATCATCAGTTGCTTGAGATCCTCGATCCGCCAGCGGTCGTAGCCGATCTTGCGCACGTCGAAGTACGCGCAGATGGTCTGCAGGCGCCGCAGCACATGCAGCTTGCTGATGGCCCGGCCCGGCGTCGTCTCCAGATGCCCCTCGGCGATCCACACGCGGTACGGCACACGGTCGCGGTTCTCACGGCCCTCAAGGTCGTGATCGGGTATCCAGAAGTACGGCAACAGCCGCCAGTGCGGGTCAGCCTCGGTCGGGTAGAACTCCAGCACGAACGATGTCAGGTCGGTGGTGCTGGCCAGGTCGAGCCCGGCAACGCATGGCCGATTGCGCAGCATCCGCATCGGCACGCGCTCTGCAGCACCCAGCCAAACGTCGCCGCTGATCCACGGGTTTTCCGCCGCTGTCCACTGGCAGAAGTTGAGCCGCCTTACCACGGCCTCTTTCGCCGGCAGGCCGCGCGCCGCCACCACTTGCTCGCGCAGGTAGCGACGCCCCGGAATGCCATCGGTGCGCCCCTCGGGAATGAAGTCGAGCGACGGGTTGACCTTCGGCCAGCAGGCCTCATCGGTCAGCGGATCGTCGCCCTCGTCCAGTGAGCAGATGAAGGCGAAGAAGGTGTCGTCGATGACATCGCCACGGCACACGCGCACGCCGTAATCGTGGTACTGGCCGGCCACGCTGTTCTTGTCCGACCCGCTGTTGGTGATCATCGCCACCAGGGCGCGGCGCCGGTTCTTGGTGCCAGCGCGCATCATCTCGACGGCCGAAGCCGTCTTGTGCTCGTGCACCTCGTCCAGCAGGCCCATGTGCGGGCGCGGCCCTGACTGGCCATCGTCGTTGCTGATGGCCCGGAAAAAGCTGTTGGTGTTCGGGTAGAACAGGTTCCAGATCTTTTCGTTACGGCCGCTCTGCTCGATGCGCGCCTGCAGCTTGGGCGACATGGTGACCATCGACACCGCGTCGCGGAACATGATCATGGCCTGATCTTTTTTGGTCGCAGCGGCGTAGATCTCGGCGCGCTGTTCACCATCGGCCACCAGGCCATACAGCCCGATACCCGCAAGCAGCGGCGATTTGCCCGAACCCTTGCCCGTCTCCATATAGGCCAAGCGATAGCGGCGCACGCCGTCGTCAACGTACCAGCCGAACAGGCTGCCCACGACGAACGCTTGCCAGGGCGCGAGCTGGAACGGCGAGCCCTCATAGTCGCCACCGTTGAGGCACAACACGTCCTCAAAGAAGCCGATGGCGCGGTCAGCTGCAGCCTGATCCCACACCAGGCCGCGCTCGCCGCCGCGCTCCAGATCGTTCAGGTGACGCTGGCAGGCGTTGCGAACATCCGGCCCGGCCACGATCTGGTGAGCCAGCACGGCGATGGCGAACGCCCGCACGCGGCAATCAGCTGAAGTATTGGTCAGCAGCGTCTCTTGGAACATTGGGGAACAACTCGCCTTGAGGCACCAGCGCCTTCATGGCGCGGCGCGCAACCGGGGAAAAGCCGAACAGCGCCCCCGCTTGATTCGCGCGGCGCTCGGCGTCGTTGGCGAGCTGCCGCCAGATGCTGATCTGCTGGGCGCCGGTCTTGAACGTCTGCACGTCGCCGTCGCCCTCCATCTCGGCGTTCAGGTCGGCGATCTTGCGGCGGAACCGCACCCAGTCGCCCACCGCCTCGCAGTACGAGGCCAGCGCCATCATGTCCAGCTCACTGACCCAGCCCAGCGCTAGCAGAGCCTCGGTCACACGGTCCCATTCCTGCGCGCCCTCGGGGCTCAGGAAGTCGGGTTTAGGCGGAGCCTGTACCGGCACAGCGGGTGCCTGCGCAGCCGCTTGTAGCGCGGCCATGCCCTTCTTGCTGGGGTCGCCGCGCAGCTGATGCACGGTAGCCGGCAACGGCGGGCGGCCTGAATTGGCATTCCCGGCCATCGATCAACCCTCCAAAGTCTGAAGCCCCCCACCCCCCATTTTTCCCGGCGTTGCACACGAGGTTCCAGACGTCGTTCTAGGTTCGGGCGGCAAAAAGTTTTTAACCCCCCCCTACCCCTGGCTTGGCAGCCTGGGCCGGGCGGTTCCAGTGGTGGCGCGGATCGAGCGGCAGTCCCGAGTCAGAGCAGCCGAGCCGGCCACCCTTCTCCATCCGCTGCTTGGTCGAGTCGTGGCACGTCTTGCACAGCGACTGCCAGTTGGTGCGATCCCAGAACAGGCGCCAGGCATCGGCAAGGCGCTCCGGGTCGCCACTCAACTTGGCATCGCCCAGGCGCGGCGCCTTGATATGGTCGACGACACTAGCCGCCACCAGCCGCCCCTTGTCCTGGCAGAACACACAGAGCGGGCTGCGCCGCAGGTGATCGGCTCGCGCCTTCTGCCAGCGATAGCCGTAGCCCTTGGCCGCAGAGGTCAGCGGCTTGGCCTTACTCACGCGGCGTACTCACGTCATTCAGCTGGATGCGCAGCAGCCGGATAGCCAGCCGGCGCACCGCCTCAACACCGAAGAAACCGATGGTGCCGCCGATGCCCACAGCGATCTGTGCAAGCGGCGCCTGGAACTCAGGCCACCAGAAAGCGATAGCCAGCGCGGCCATCGACGTGCCCGCCACCGTCAGCAGGCCGCAAAGCCCAGCCTCCAGCGCGATGCGCTGCCATGCTTTTTCCTTGCGGTCGTAGATCACACGCAAGCACGCAATCACCAGAGCCATAACGAACCCCTGTACGGTCGGGGATGGTTCAAGCAACCAGGCGAGGAACTCGGCCCACAGGCCTGGATCTTTATCCATCACGCCGCTCTCCAGTTGGCGGAAACAAAAAAGCCCCGGCAACTGCCGAGGCTCGAATGGGTAGCCCGTCCCTGGGCAAGGCGCCACGACCACCGGAGCGCCATAAACAAAAAACCCGGCGCGGTGGCCGGGTTTGCTGAGAAGCCGCCTAAGCGCACTTCTTCGAAGATGGCTGATTTATACCCCTCCAATCTCATGGCAGCAAGCGGGACGCGCTGCCACCCCTGCAATCAGCGGCCACGCACCGGAAAAAAACGGACATATACCGTCGCTGGCTACAGCGCCGCAGGCCAACGACCTACCGGACTCACTACCGCACCAGCAGGCAGGACGCAAAACCCCCAGCAACAACGGGGAGCCGCCCACCGTCCCACTTATTTTCCCTTTTCTCGTGTATAGAGAGAGATTAATTAACGCTGCGCGTAACGCGCGCGCGTGCTCCTGCCTGCCCGCCTCATGTGCGGGTGTGTGTAGGAAGTGGGACGGAGAGACAAGCCCAGCACGGGCGCGGGCTGTAGAAGTCCCGCCAGCAAAATCGCGGGCGGGACAAGCCAGGGCGGTGCGACAGATCACGCCGCCCGCTCCAGCAGCATACCCGCAATCGACACATGTGCGTCATGCAGATAGCGATAGAACTGCGCCCGACTACACCGGCAAGCCGAATACTTCTGGCTATCCAACCGATGCGGGTCACGCACCAGATAGTGCTCACGCACCACCACGGCAAGCTGCGCGTCCAAGTGCTTGTTCACGATCAGCTCGATATCCGCGCTGTACGGTAACAGCATCCGCGAGCCACCGCCCTTGGCGCGGATCAGCTCGCCCTTGGTCGCCATCAGCTCGGCGATCATGCTGCCGCCCGATCCACCTCCACAGCCAGGCCCGCCATGCATATCGAGCGCCCAAAGCTTGAGCATGTCATCCATTTCAGGGATCAAAATGCGGCCTCCCTCTGCTCGGGCTTGGCGCCCTTCTTCCAATCATCCGGCCGTACGTACACATAGCCACGCGAGCCCGTTGGCCTGTCCGGCTTGCTCTGTCGGCGCCGAGGCCACTTGAGCCGATGCATGATCTTGCCGACCCGCATCTGCTCCGGTTTGCCCCAGTGGCTCGGGTCGATGTTCAACGCCTTCTCAAGGATCTGCGCCCCCGTCACGCTCTCGCCGCACGTCGGCTGCTGCAGGAAGGCGATGATGGGTTCCTCCCACATATCCGCCTGATAGCGCTTGTCCTGCTCGGCCGCGAACACCTCGGCCTCGTCCCGCTCCACCCACCAAAGATGCCCGGCGCGATAACACGCTACCGCCTCGGCCCAGAGTTGATCGCGCTCGGCCCGCAGGCCGTCCAGCGCCACCTTCGTGCACATCACCGGCCAGTAACGCCGGTTCCCGGTGTCGTCTTTCAGGTACTCGTCTTGGTTCGTCGTACCCACGAACACGCACTGGCGCGGCACATCCAGCACCCTGCGTCCGTAGCTCTCCCGGTACGTATCCACCGAGGCCGAGAAAAACTGCTTCGCCCGCGTCGACTCAGCCTTGTTGAAGGCGTCCAGCTCGCCAAGCTCAACGATCCACTTACCCCGGATCGCCTGATAGCCATCCTTGTCGCCCAGGTTGAACGGCGTATCCATGAACCACAGCCCGCCCAGGATCGACATCGAGGTCGACTTACCCGCGCCCTGCGCCCCCTCAAGGATCAGCACCGAGTCCGCCTTACAGCCAGGCTGGAACACCCGAGCCACAGCAGACAACGGCCAGCGCTTGCTCACCTTGCGCGCATACTCACCATCCGCCACGCCAAGGTGACGCTGCAGCCAGGTCTCAAGCCGCGGCGTACCATCCCACGTCAGGCCATCCAGATACTCGCGCACCGGGTGAAACGCATTGTCATGCGCCACCGCGTTCACCGCCTCCACAACATGCGCAGTCTTCACCCGCAGGCCATAGGTCTCGGCCAGCCAGTTCATCACCTTGATGTCATCGAGGTCGCTCCAATCCCCAGCGCTGCCACCATACGGCGGCGTGCGCAATTTGCGGATCTTCGAGCTGAACGAATCGAACGCGATCACCTTGCCCCAGCGGTCATCGTTACCCAGGATCAACGCCACGTTGTACGGGTGCGCGATCATCCCGCCCTTCTCCGCATACTGCAGCTTCTCCCGCCAGGGCGCGTCATTGGCAGGCCTCACAACCGCCTCCACTTGGCGCTTCACCGCCTCCAGCCCCTCAGCGCAGTGCAGGTCGTTGAAGTCCGTCCACCGGTCCTCACGCTCACTGTCGAACACCGGCAGCACAACGCGGCCACCAGTGATGTGCGCCGCGTTCTCGGCCTTGATCTTGCCGACGTTCACCTGCTTGCCCTGAATCTCCGTCTTCCAGTCATCGTCGGCACAGAACACAAGCGGCCGGCCCGGATAGCGCACCCGCAGCCCCTGCGCCACCGGCAACAGGTTGCCCGCATCAAAGCACACCGCCACCGTCAGCGAGGTCGCCATGTATAGGCTTGCGCCCGTCGCGTACCCCTCGCACACCAGAATGGTGTCACCTGGCTCCGGCTCCGGGCCGAGCAGATGCACCGCGCCTTCCTTCTCCAGGCCATACGGCCAATAGGTCTTGTTCCGCCCCAGCTTCGGCACAACCGCCGGGAACAGCACCTGCAGGCCGACGATGTCCCACGTCTTCACGCTGCGCATGGGCACCAGGGCAGTGCCCGACTTACGCTTGTAGCGCAGGCCAAAGCCACCAACGCGCTTGGTATCCAGATACGCGCAGTGCCCCTTTTCCTCCAGATGCTTCCAGATGCCAGCGGCACGCCGCGCGGCGGTGCGGTGCTTCTTCTGCTCGGCCTCGGCCGCCCTGCGCTGGCCTTCCTCGGCCCGCGCCTTCATGACCGCTCGATCCTCGGCCGAGATCTTGCCGCCCTTTGGCTTGATCTTCTGCCAGGCGCCCTTCTCACCCGAGCGCCAATCACCGAAGGCGCCGCAGTAGAAGGTTTCACCCTTCGAGCCCATGTGCTCATAGATCACATACCAGCCCGTCTTCTCCGGCGCCTTGTCGCCCTCGACCTCACAGCGGGTGCGCTTGCCGATCACCAGAGGCGTAGTCGGGCGCAGGTCAGCGGCCTGCAGCTGGGCCAGCACGTCGTCGAGTAGTTCGTGACGGTCAGTCATTGGCTGCCGCCCTCCTCGGCCGCGTCGTTCAACCCATCCTCATGCGCGATCAGGTCATAGTCGGCGTTGTCCCAGGTCGCACCCAGGCCGCCGCACTCGCTGCAGCCACTGCCCAGCGAGCACTGCAGCACGCTGCTGTAGGCATAACTGCCAACCGGATGACCGTCCTCGCTTTCATGACAACCGGAGCAGCTGCGCCAGAAGCCATGCCCCTCGGCCAGCACTTCGGAAACGCCCTCAAGTTCGGCCGGGCCGGCGTACAGCTCGTGAACACCCGGGCCGAGATCGGCCAGGGCGTCCCATTGGCGAATGTGCAAGCCGCCATGGGCTCGCTCACGCACTAGGTGCAGACGCACAACAGGGTTGGACACCTTCATAGCCCACCCCCTTTCCGCTCGTGATACCCCTGGCATTCCACGCAACGCAGGCACGGCAGCTTGGCCAGCGCCTGCACGCGCTCAAACGGGATCGGATCGCCGCAGTCCTCGCATTCCTCTGCAACCGGGCATTGCCTGGCCAGCGCATGGTTGGCCAAGCGGCGATCCATCTCGTCCAGCATTCGGTCATTGGCGATATCAACTGCATCAGCCATCGGCGCGCCCCTCCTCATGCTTGAGGCGCACCACGGCGCGCAACTTGAACACCGCTTGCAGCATGCGCACCGCCAGCAGCTCGAACTGAGCCAGCTCGTCGTCATCAAGGTGGTCATCCGCCAGCGCCTTGGCCAGCTGCGCGCTCAGGTCGTTCTCGCTACGCAACAGCCCCGTGATGCCAGTGAGCAGCGATTGCGGCGAATCCGTCTCGCTCAACTCGGAAACGTCCACGCCCACCCAGCCGATGGGATTTAGCAGCGCATCGACAATGCGCGGGTCGCGGGTCAGATCGAGGATCAGTTGCAGCTCGTCGATGTTCACCCGGTGATTCGGGTTCGTACCGGTCAGGCTCAGCTTATGGTTCAGGGTGGAGGCGCTGATCGCGCCGTCTACAGCGGCAATAGCGGTGGCACCGCCAGGGTAGTCGCGGGCAGCGTGATGCAGCGCCTGCGGCAGGGTCAACAGCGTGCGCTTGGCACGCTCGGTGGAACTGAGACGGGCTCGGTTCATAGAGCGGAACTCCCGGCCCATACCGTCTGGTATGGCGCCATAGTCAGGTGGTCGCATGCAGCCGGCGAACCGACCGCACCCCGGGCAAGGCCCATGCTCCGCACAGGCCCTGCCCTTACAGCTCGCCCGCTGGTGGTGGCAGCGAACGAACAACCCCAGGCATCCCAGCCCAGGTTCGGCGCGCAGTGGTGGTGCGCGCCTCGGGTGTGGCAGCCGCCGTAGCAAGCTGCCATTGGCCATGACGGGACGGGTTGCTATAGTCCACGCCATGGAGCCCCCTCGTCAGGTGGTCCATACGCCTGCTGATCTGTGGTGGAGAGGCAGGCAACACAGAGCCCCAGGGCTCTGGCGGCCACCGCTACAACGGCGGCCGGGAAACAGGGCGCCTCACGGCGCCTTTTTTCTAAGCGGCAGCCGGAACCTGTTCAGGCTCAGGCGGGAAAACGTCATCAAGCGAGCAGTCAGCACCGAGAGCGTTGAGCGCTCGCACAATGGCACGACACTCGGCGAGGCCAGGCACACGCCGGCCAGACTCATAATTACTAACGCGCCCCTGCGACCAGCGAAGCTGATCAACAAGGGCCAGCTGCGAGATACCAGCAGCTCGGCGGATCTCGGAAATGCGATTCATCTTGCGGCCTCCAGTTGGTACGGCAGGAAACGTAACAACGATTCGTTGTTTTTGCAACACGTTTAGTCGTCATCGCATTAAACGCAGCGTGATATTTTTCCGACATGGAAAATCTAGGCACCCGAATCGCCCGCCTTCGCAAGGCAAAAGGCCTCTCCCAAACCCAACTCGGTAACGAGTGCGACTGGGAGAGAGGGCAGGCGCGTGTCAGCAACTACGAAAAAGGGCTGCGCGAACCAAACCTGGCTGACCTACGCACCCTGGCCACCGCGCTCGATGTCTCACTGATGGAGCTGATCGAGGGCACGCCAACCCAAGCCGCAGAAGTGCCCGCCACCTACGGTCACGTACCCGATGCCACCGAATACGCGCTAGTACCTCAGTACACAGCACACGGCGCGGCTGGTAATGGCCAACTCAATGACCACGTTGAGGTCAAAGGCGGGCTGGTATTCAAACGCGCCTGGCTGTCGCGCATGAGCCTGAGAGAGCGCAACCTGCACGTCATCTACGTGCAAGGCCACAGCATGGAACCGACAGTCTGCGATGGCGACGTCGTACTACTCGACGAAAGCCAGACCCAACCCCGCGACGGCCGCATCTACGCCCTACGCAAGCCAGACGGCGAACTGATCATCAAGCGCCTGATCCAGTCCCTGACAGGCGGCTGGATCATCCGCAGTGACAACGAAGACAAGCGCGCCTACCCGGATCAACCCGTTTCAGATTCAGACCTAGAGCAGCTGTGCATCGTCGGCCGCGTTGTCTGGCATGGAGGCGCCCTGTAATGCCCGTCATAACACGTAGCATCACCAGCGAAATCCGCGCCGGCCTGAGCCGCGAAGAACTTTGGGAAGGCGAAGACAAAGGCTTGATTCGCTGCTGGGAAACAGGCCGCGAGCTAGCCAAGTCCAGACCCGAGCTGGCCGAAGCCGCCAACAACGACGAGCTGCCTGTCACCAACTGGAAAGGTGGCGTTAGCCGCACACTCAAGAAGCTGGAAAAGTTCGGCGCGCTCCAATACCTGGCGCAATGGCAAGGCCTGCGCGGCGAAGACCTCAAGATAGACACCACCCAAGAAGTGACCATCACCTGCAGCAAAACCGGCATGGTGGTCACCTTCACAAGCGACATCAGCAAACTGATCGACACCAACACGGAAGAAACCGCAGAGGAAGCAGACCATGGTCGACCTGCATCAGGAGTTCCAGAACAGTCGCTGTTTTCATGAGGCCCGGATCGACCGCAGATCCGCAGACGCCCTGATTGGCTTAGCGGCAGGCATCACGGCAGACGGCACCATCAACCAGCAAGAAGCCGAGTACCTCAAGCGCTGGATTGAAACCAACCTAAACCACCTGGCTGACCCGGTGGTGAATATCCTCTATCGCCGCCTGGCTGACATGCTCAGCGACAACCTGCTGGACGCCGAAGAAGCCGCCGAGCTGCTCGACATACTGCGTCAGTTCACCGGCCTAGAACTCAGCAAAGCCCATCCCTTCCAGGCACCCACCACCCTACCCATCGACCAGCCAGCCCCAAGCCTGACATGGGACAGCCGCCTATTCCTGTTCACCGGCGTCATGGCCTACGGGCCCCGCAAGGATTGCGAGGCACTGGTTACAGAGCGCGGCGGCCTGATCGCACCAAGCGTCAGCAAGAAAGTTCACTACCTGGTGGTTGGCAGCATCGGCAACGACCAATGGCTGCACAGCAGCTACGGCACCAAAATCAAGAAGGCCGTCGAACTGCGCGAAAGCGGCTTACCGCTGGCTATCGTGACCGAGGAACACTGGCAGAAATCTATCTTCGGCTGACTATTTTCACCAAATACAACATTTCGTTGTTGACACACCAACAACAATACGTTTTATTTGCCTCGTCTCTCCACCACAGAGCCGAGGTAAACCATGTCAGCATCTGTTCACGCGCTCCCGTCGTGCCCGACCGAGCGCATCTTTGAACTTCGCCGCGCCGCCCAATCGGCCGGCTGCCAGTTCACCCGCGTAAAACCCAAGCCCCGCACCGCGCCGGCCCCCTTCGACCCGAACGATGGCGGGAGGGCTGCCTAATGAGCGCACCATCAATGCGCACCCTGCGCAAAGAGCAGCTGCTGAGAGCCATCCCGGGCCAGATCAAGAGCCTGCGCGAGTCCAGCAACCGCTTCACGGTCGATGATCAGTCTGGCCACTGCCACGGCATGATCTATGCGGGCTTCATTCTCGACGCCATCACTGATGATCAATACGACCGGCTTTCTGACCTGACCATCAGCGCGGCCTACTACCGCCGCATGGAGCAGGAGCAGCCGCCCTACACCTGGCGGGCCGCTCCGGCCAAGGAGGTGGCAGCATGAACTTCACCCTGCCCGAAGAAGGCCTGCAGCGCCTCACTGCCCAGCTCAACCTAACCGGCACCTTCACCCACACCTTGCGCTCGGCCTACGGCGGCCACCAGCTGATGGCCCGCGTGCGCATCGAGCGCGGCCAGCCCAACACCGCCGTGCGCATCGAGATGGGCGACCAGGTGCACACCCTCGACGTGCAGACCGCACACCCCGAGAAGCACCTGCAGGTGGCGGACTTCATCGACGCCATTGCCAACGGCCGCGTCGACGGCGGCGAGCTGGCACAGCCCCGTGTCACCCGCCAGCCCCTGCTGCCCGAGCCGGCCGCCCTGCTGAGCGAAACCCAGCTCGGCCGGCTCAAGCACATGGTGCGCCACGGCGGCTTTGCCAGCCTCGAAACCGGCCACGAGCACCCCATTCACGTTGCCGTACACCGCACCCGGCCGGCCGAGGGCGTGACCGTCATCGCCAGCATCGGCGCCGCTCGCCCGCGCACCAAGTGCTTCACCGTGCGCGGCGACCAGCGCGAGTGCCTCAAGCGCCTGATCATCAGCATCGAGCACCTGCACATCATCGCCACGCCCCAGCGCGCGGCCGCAGCGTAGGAGGTCACATGAGCCATTCCCTCAAAGACACCGCCGAACGCCTCGGCCTCAAGCATCGCGAGCTGATGAAGCGCATGCGCGAGAAGGGCCTGCTGGACCGCTTCAACCGGCCGGCCAATCCCGAGCTGACCAAGCTCTATCTGGTCACTCGTGAATACCGCTACGACCACCCCGTACACGGCGTGCAATACCCACGAACCACCCGCGTCACTGACGCCGGCATTCCGTGGCTAGCCGACAAGCTCGGTATCGAGCGCCCGATGCCAGAGCCGCAGCAGGACCCGCGCGATGTCGCCTGACGCCCCGCTCCGGCCCCGCCAGTACGCCGCTGCCATCGTCGCGCTCAAGAGCAAAGACGAACGCCGCGCCGCACTGGCCGAGGTGCCGGAGCACCTGCGCGACCTCGTGCGCAAGCACGTCGAGAACACATGGAACCATCCACAGAGGAAAGACTGATGGACACCAAACTGATCGAAGCCCTGCTGATCGAGCTGCTGAAGCTCGGCCCCGAGCGCTTCACCCAGGACAAGATCCTGGCCAACCTCACCCTGGCCGCCACAGCTGCCGGCCTCTCCCTCACCACCGAAGGCAGCACCCTGCAGCGCGAACACCTGCAACTGGCCGCAGCGCTGGAGCACCTGGCCACCGACCTCGGCAGCCAGTACCGCGCCCGCGCAATGCTGCGCCTCGGCGCCGGGCTGGACGGCATCGAGCTAGGCGCCGTCATCGAGCCTATCGACAGCACCGCGCCCCTGCCGCGCTTCGTCGCGTTCGGCTCCACCGCCCGCGCCACCCTCGCCGGCATCAACGCCGAGATCCGCAAGGCGCTCCAGCCGCACACCAAGCCGGCACCGCCGCGCATCGCTGGCCGGGTCAGCCTCAAGCGCCTCGCCAACCAGCTGGCTGATGACAAGGCGAACGCGGCATGAGCCAGGCCAACAACCAGCGTGAACTGCGCCTGCCTGCTGCACCGCGCGCGCAGACCGTCGAGCTGCTGTTTCGCACTTTCGGCGACGTGCTCGCGCCCGTCGAGCAAGTGCGCGAGCGCTACTTCCAGAAGCTCAGCGACGACAACTTCACCCGCGCCCTGCGCGAACTGCGCATCCTGCTGCCCGTCACCCGGCTAGACCCCAGCGCAAAAGCCGGCCGCTTCATCGACATCCGCCACCTGGCCATCTTCATCGACACCCAGGCCGAGGCCGCAGACGTCGAGCTGGCCGAGAAGATCAACCCGACAGAGCAGGAGGATTGAGCCATGGCACGCGGCGTTCACATCGAACTGCACTACTGCCCGATTCCGACCCGTTCCTGCATGCGCCTACGCCTGCAGAAAGGAACCTATGCGCTGACGTCAATCGGCCTGGAGTCTCGCTGCTCGCGCTGCCGCGAAACCTGGCCAGCCGACACCGAGTTCTTCCACTCGCAGCCAGGCTCGGCAACCGGCCTTTCGAGCATCTGCAAAGCCTGCCGTAGCGAATGGCGCGCAGAACGTCGTAGCGCGCCGCAGATCCGCGAGGCCGCCTGACATGGAGACTCAAGCACCCACCCAGCGCACCTTGTTCCGCACCGACGCCGACCTGGCCGCCGAGTACTGGGCGGACAAGGAGTGGAAGAAGTTCGCCGTCGACATCAAGAAGGGCAACCACAAGAAGCTCACTTACCAACACACAACCTACGTCCGCGCCCGCACCGGGGCCGACGCCATCGAATGGGTCAAGAGCAATCTCGGCCTGTTCCTGGCGCCAGGGCGCTGCTGGTTCGTGGCCAGGCTCGCCGGCCCTCGCGAACTCGGTTGTGACATCCGCTAACCGCAACACCAAAACCACCTGACAGCCGCACCCGCTGCCACCACCAGCGACCGGCCAACACGAGGAGCACCACCATGGAACTCACCACCTTCACCACCGCGCAGATCTACAGCATCTTCGCCGCACTCAGCTGCGCCGCAGTCGCTGGCTTCATCTTCTACTGCATCGGCTTGCGCACCGGCAAAGCGGCGGGCTACGAACAAGGCCGCGAAACCAGCGCCAATCACTGGCGCAAGCTGCTCGACTCCAAGCGCATCAAGCTCGAAGAAGCCACCACGAACGCCGGCAACCGCCTACGCGAACTGCTGACCCTGCGCGAGAACATCAAGGCCGAGGCCGAGGACCACGCCAAGGTCGAGCGCGACCTGCTCAACCGCCTGGCCGCAGCCGCGCCGCTGAGCGATGAAGACCACGCGGTGATGCTAGCCGTAGGCGCCAAGTTGGAGCTGGCAGCCGACACCTTTGCCGGCATCGGCGCGCCCGACCACGCCCGCTTTAGCCGCCACCTGCAGGCCCAGGTGCTGGACATGGCCGAGCGCATCAAGAAGGCCCAGGCCAACACCCAGCCCCACCCCGACAGCGAGCTGATCGACTGGCTGGACGAGAACGCCACCGTGCACTTCGACCTCGAAACCGCAGAGCTGCGCTTCCAGGCATTCCCGACGAACTGGCTTCCATTCGTAGACGACCTGCGCACCCTGCTCCGCCAGGCCAAGGCCGACAGCGACGGCATCGACCAGCACGGTGCCGAAGCCCTGCGCCGCGCAGTGCAGGAGGACGCAGCATGATCCGCCGCAACTTCCCCCTGCTGCGCCTCACCCCCGAGGCGGCCGGCAAGCTGCAGCACGACTACGACCGCGCCATCGCCAAACTGGCCCAGCTGGAGCGCGAACACACCGAGCTGCAGAACCAGATCCGCACCCAGTGCGGCGCTCAAACCCTCTGGAAACTGCGCACCGATACCCGCAACGCGGTGCTGCTAGTCGACCTCAAGAAGGAGGCCGCCTGACATGACTTGGATACTCACCCAAAGCGCCACCCAGGTGGACATCCTCAAGCCCCAGGCCAAGCAGATCCGCATCGACGACATCTGCCACGGCCTGGCCCACGTCTGCCGCTTCAATGGCCAGACCCGCCACCACTACTCGGTCGCCCAGCACTCCCTGATCGTCGCCGACATCGTGCCGCAGGAACACAAGCTGGTCGGGCTGCTGCACGACGCGACCGAAGCCTACATGGCCGACATCGCCCGCCCCATCAAGCTGCTGATGATCGAGGCCGCGAAACGCCGTAACAATGCATGGAAGGTAGTGCTCAATCTCCACTCGCTCAAGCCGACAGACGCATGGGGCTATGCCTGCTCGCAGCGCATCTTCAATGACGCCGAGTTCAACGGTCTGTCGATCCTGATCGACACCTACAAGCAGCTGGAGGTCCGCATGTGGCAGACCATCTGCGAACGCTTCGACCTTGACCCGGAGCTGCCCGACTGCGTGCACGAGGCGGACATGATCGCCCTGGCCACCGAGCGGCAGCAGCTCATGCCCCCGCACCCCGAGCCCTGGGCATGCCTCGAAGGCGTACAGCCGCTGCCCGGCAGCATTCCCGAGTGGACGCCCTTCTACGCTCGCCAGGCCTTCCACCATCGACTGATGGAGCTGCTGGCCACCACCCACCGCGCCAAGGTGTTCGCCCAGGCCGAACGCGAGCTGATCCACGGCACCGGCACCGGCTCACCCGTGGGGGTCATGAATCATGCGCAGAAAGGGGGCGATCAATGACCCAAGCCCCCGCCACCACCATCGCCACTGCCGTGCGACAGCACGGCGGCGGCCGTCACCCGCTGAACCTGCCGAGCACGGCGCCGGCCGGCCGCCTGCAGGACTCGCGCGGGGGCGTTATAAACCGCCGCGCCGAAGGCGCGACATCATCCAATACCCTGCCCGCCAGCTGCGCAGCAGCTGCACACCCCACGACAGGCGTGCGCCGCGCCCGCGAGTTGAGCCCATCGCTCCGCTCTCAAAGTTGCCAGCACGCGCAGCTTGTCGAGGGGTATAAGCACCTACTCAAACCCCTTACCGATCAGCCGGGGAAAGTGCTCTTTCAACTTTTCTCGATCACTTCGGAACTCGCCAAGCCCTTTGCGTATTTGCCCTTCCAAGTGCTCTGTAGGATGGGTACCCACCCTCACAGAAAGCACTGTAATAAGAACGGAAAGGTTGAACCGAAATTTCGCAGCGATGATATGGCGTTGCGCACTAAGATCGTCATCGAGGTTAAGCATCGCGCGCTGCATGATCCGCTGGAGAAACTCGACATCTCGTTGCTGCACAGCAAACCACTGACGATCATCGTCATCCTCATCATTATCGACGCGGAAAGGTGCTCTAGCCTCATCGAAAACAATCTTCTCCTGAGTTCGCTTCAGGAGCTGCTCCGTAGCACGAATTGCTTCCCATACCAGCATGTAGAGTCGCATTGCATGCGCGTGATCAGTGGCGTCTGCGTCTTCTCGCCGGCGCTGCAGATCCTGCTCATGACTGTGGAAAGCGACAACTATCGCCACCACTATCGCCAGCACAGAGCCAACCGCCTGAACCCAGGCTGGCGCGTGTTCTCCACCCCAGGGCACGATCAGTACCAGAACAATGACCGGAACCCAAAAGAGTGGACTCAAGAAAAATCGCTGAGCAGCGGCAAGCGTGAAGCGAATATTGATTTCCTTGTCGAGCATGCCAACCTCCTGGCGCTGGTAATGCCAGCGAGCTTGCCGGCCCCCTGCCACCATGTCCAGCGGGGTGCAGCATGAACGACCCCATCAACCAACTGCCCGAGGATCAGGCCAGTCTGCTCGCTGCCCTGCAGGATCTGGTCGCCCAGCTGAAGCGGCCGCAGGTGCCGGCCGAGGATCAGCTATGGACCGCCGAGGACATCGCCGACTACCTCAAGCTGTCCACTGATTCCACAGAGCGCCGGGTGGTGACCCGGCCGGACTTCCCGTCGCCGCTGCAGCCCTGCGACACCGGCCCGCGCGCGGCAAAACGGTGGTTCGCCGTCGACGTGCGCGCATGGGCCAGAAAGAACGCCTCGAAACTCCCCACAGGCAGGGCCGGCCGCAAGGCCGCCTGATCAATCCAACCGACCGGCCACCTCGGTGGCCGTGGCGTTGTAGTACACCATCAGCGAACGCGGATCACGGTGCCCGGTCATCCGGGCCAGATCCAGCACATCGAGTTTCCTGGCCAGACGCGTCGTGGCCTCATGCCGGGTATCGTGAAAACGCAGGTCGTTGATCTCCAGCCGGTCCCGCACCTTCCTGAACAACACGTCGGCATTGACCGAGTTGACCGTGAAGAGATTGTCCCGCCCCTTCGCCGCATCGAGCAGGATCTGCAGCAGCTGCACCGCGCGCTTGGTCAGCGGTACGTTGCGCGCGTCACCGTTCTTGGTCGTGGCCAGCCGCACATAGCGATCAGCAAGCCGCGTGGCAGGCTTGGTCAGCCCCAGGATCTCGCCCTGGCGCATTGCCGTTTCCAGGGCGATCAGGAAGGCATAGGCCACTTCTTGCGTTTTGGTGGTGGGCGGCTGCCCTTCTACATAGCCCATGCCATCGAGCAGGGTCTTTTCTTCCTCGGCGCTGATGCGCCGATCACGCGGCCGATTGTTGCCGGGGCGCTTCACCTCGCGCACCGGGTTGTGCCGGCACCACTTCCATTCCGTGCGCGCCTGCTCGAACACGCTAGATAGCAAAGTCATCTCGCGCCGCACGCTGGGGCCTTCCACCAGCTTCAGCCGGGCGTCACGCCACTCGGCGATCTGGTCCGACGTCACGTCGCCTATGCGCTCGCCGACGAACTCCAGTTCGTTGAGCAGCTTCTCTAGGCGCACTTCCTCCCAGCGCTTGCCCTCTTTGGTCGGCGTCACCTCGGCCTTGTACCGGCCGATAGCATCTGCGAGAGTGGAATTGCTGCCGGCCGAGTGGCCAGGCACAGCGGCCAGAATCTCGGCCTCACGCTGCGTTGCCCAGGCCACCGCCTGAGCCTTGGTCGGGAAGGTCTGAGACTCCCGCACGCCACGCTTTACGATCTCAGCCCGCCAGCCCCCGCTACGCTTCCTATACGACGCCAC